GTCCTGCGACACAGCACTTTCCGGGGTTGAACAACAATCCAACCTTAGGAAGCAGCTGCATAACCGGCAGGTGGTCTTTCTGCCGAATTATAATGTCATCACCGAACACAAACACAGACCTAGCCGCCCTTTCCAGGGCAACCAAACCCATATTAGTGTTCTTAATCGCTGCGGCTGTCAGAGCCCAGAAAACCAACGCTTCAACGGGAAAGCATAACGCTGACCCCATAGGCGCAAATTTTCTTAAAGGCAAGACAGTTCCATCGGGAAGCTTCGTTGCGACAGATCTGCAAGCCATCAAAGTCCTCTTCCACATTTCAGGGAAGAGGTACTCGATATGGCTTGTTAAGACCCGGTCGCTAGCCTCCTTCATATCCAGTGTTACCCATCGGCCACTTCTGGAACCCAACAGAGCCATTCTCCTATTGATCGTTTGGTCGCGAAAATTAACGCGACCGCGTGTCAAAGGTTGAGATTCGATGATCTTCACGATCTTCGACATCATGCCCTGCTGGATCCATTGGTACTCCAACGGTTCACAAGATATTAACCGCGGCCCACGTGAATCCTTAGGGACAAGCACAACTTTCGCCGTGCCTGCCTCATGGGGACTCCACGTTTCGTAGAAGTTCTTAATGTCGTCTTTATAATGAGTAGCGTTATAGAAGAAGTACTCCGAGTAAGGGAATACCTGATCCAGAGCACGATAAAAGCGCTTAAAGCGCATCTTCTCATGAGGCTTCTCACCAGTGGAGACGGCACCAGGACCGTGACGAGGCACTATTGCCTCAACGTCGCACTTCTCGCCTAGCACCGTATGAATTAGGTGCCGAGCGATACGTAACGCGTTCTTGTCACCAGACGAAAGGTTCTCGTAATCAAACGAGGTAGCCTTGTCTGTCTCAACAAAAGTCTTTAAGACTTCTGTTTCTTGGGCTGTGGTATATGGCAACTCTAGTTTGTAAAACATGAACAAGAGTTGACGCAGATGACCTAGCGCATGCCCGCGACTAACCACCGCGGGAGGTTCGGACGCTTCACAGCGTTCGGAGCCACTTACATCGAACACCCTGCTAAAGAGCCAACCCATTAATTTGGGGAGCTGTGTGCCCGGAGCTTTGGAAAAGCCCGGACATTGTAGCGGAGTACCGGAAGATAAAGCCATATCAACGGCCTTACCTAGTTTAGGTAGAGTCTTTGTTAGAAACTCAATTCCTTCGGCATCTAAACGACGGGACAGAATTGTCCTATCGCGTTCGATTTCAATGCTTGTAGCTGCAGATGCACTAGCCACATCAGTGTAGCTAGCAAAGAAAAGACGCTTATAGAGTGAGAACTCTACGGCGTCTAGGCTATTATGGATCCCCATAAGGGTAGTCCTCCTAGTCTCTTGCTACACCGACCCAATCACTTGACAATCTATGCTGGAAAACCATAGTGAGACACACGCGGCTCGCAAATACCTGATTAAGGTAGCTTGCTGACGTGTGCCCCACTACTGAGAATTAAATCTCTTGGTTCAGGAGCTTATCGAGCTGGCCAGATGCCATAATGACATCCAAGACCGCTCCAATTTGCTCCTTTAGCACGGTATTCGTAATTGCGCCGCCCGAATTAACGGGGCGACGAATGACGATGTGTACTTGCGAGGCGGGAGTGATCCCGCCCGTATCTGCCAGGTCAGAGTCCAGCTTTTGATAGCTGTGCTTGATTACTGACGATATCTGTTGTTTGAACCCGGTGCCGGTGATACTATGTTGAATAGTAAGCACTTTAGGCGTCGTGGTAGAAACAGCAGCAACACTCCGTGTACTTCCAGTCAAATCAGTGCCGCGAAGCGCGTAAGTTAGCGCCCCCGCACTGCCCGGCTTAGTGCCGGTACCGTTATCGGTTACTGTCAAGTCGTTTGTTAGCATATCTGAGACCTTTCTAAAGGTTAATGTTTGCTGTGGCACCTAGAACAATGTCTAGATGAGGTCCTGAGCAATAGCTCAGTACCGTTGATAAATCCGGCGAGAGTTATTCAAGAGTAGGCTACCCGCTAGGGCAGCTTGTCTCAAACGTATCCCCCGGACGTGCGCCGCATGCTGGCTCGGGTGGGCCAATACACGGTTGAAGAATCGGGTAAAGTTGCGTGCAACACATGCCGTTGTATTCCCATTAGGGGAAGCCGGACGTGGGGCAAGAGTGCCCCTATCAGTGAGTACGCAATCCACTCCGCATTCCTTCGAGTAGGCCATCGAATGGCAAAACTCGTGTATTACGGTAGTAATGGGGAAGTTATCCCGCGCGAAACCGCGCAAGAATGAGGAACCATCGACAACCCAGTCGATTAGAAAGGTCCACGGTGTGGCGTTCCAGAGTATCCCAGGGTCTAATCTGACCCCGAGAGTATCTAGAAGCGTCGCAGCCCTTTCCTCCTCCTTCGTCATGTCAGGGAGCGTGTAAGAATAACGCATGCTGGCATGATACACCGGACGCCGAACCCATCGACTCCATTGCTTCTTGAGCAATAGAGGACGAAATGGGGCGACATACGCGCCGTCACCACGCCAAGGATTCTGCCATGTGTCAGTCGTAGTGACTGTCACACGGTCCCGGGTAGATGGCTTGCCATCTAGTCCCGGCAGATACCTTCGGTAGTGACGTGTCTGACGCGTACCGGCGAACTTCTTCAACCGCGCAAGACGATATCTCAGTGAGATAAGATCGTCATGCATTTGTACAATGTCCCTTACAAAGGGCACAATTCCAAATGATGCATTAAGGTGAGCTCCAGTTAACTTTTGGATCAGTTCTTTAATGAACGATTTACGAGTACTGGGGTCCGCCAATTGTTTTAATGCAACGCGTTTCCTAAGCAAGAACTGCTTAGGAGATACCATTCGTTTGACATCCTTCAGCTCGTAAATAAAATTCACGAGGCTGGTACCTTCATTTAGCCTAGGCATCATAAACGCCAGGGCTTCTTCTGACAGCTCGACCATATCTGGTTCGGGCGCAGTTTGAAGGGTAAGGGCCTGTGCAACCTCTGACGAGAGGACCTCATTCGCGTAACTATTGCCAGCATAGCTGCAATAATTATAACAAATGAGCACAGGTGCATCAAACTCCCAACTCGACGAAGTGTGCAAGCACGGGCGAAATCGCCCATCATTACCCACCTCATCATCCATAGACTCTACTCTTTGAGGGTAGGCCGTAGGAACGTTCCAGACAACGGGGGTCGAAATCGACGTCCCGAACACGTTTCGAGGTACATCAGAACCGCTAGCCCGCCATGAAGACGGATTTGTACGATCCCAACCGATCTCGTTCGTTGAAATGCCTGGTATAGCTGGTATGGTTGTTGTTCTAGTTCTC